TTTGAGTAAAGCATTCAGCGATTTACCATTTTAATTTAAACAGCAGGGCAGTTAATAGCTGCCTTGCTTAAACTAAACAACTATGACAGTATTAGACTTGATTGAAATTTTAGAAGATATGCACCCTAATTTACAGGTAATGTATAAAGTAACTGCCAATTCAAATGGAATGATAACATTTGCAGCAATAGAAGATGTTAGTGTAGTTACAACACACGAAACAAATCAAACATTTGTACTGCTTGAAACAAGGTTTAAACATAATAATTTAAACTAAATGAAAGAAAAGAAATGCAAAGTTTGTCAAATAAAGTTTATACCATATAAATCAACTCAAACTGTATGCAGTCCGAAATGCGCAATTGAACTTGCATTTAGTAAGCCAGTAAAAAGTAATATTTTAAGACTTGAAAAAAAAGTAAAGCTACAAAAGTTAAAGACATATACGCAAAGAGTAAACGAGGTGAAGGTCATATTCCAAAGGTGGATTCGTAACCGAGACAAAGATTCACCTTGCATCAGTTGTGGAATAAAAGAAACAAAATTGTGGGATGGTGGACACTACAAGAAAGCAGAGTTGTATCGTGGTGTAATATTCCACGAAATGAACGTACATAAGCAATGCAGAAAATGCAACACATACTTAAACGGAAACGAAAGTAATTACAGGCAGGGATTAGTAAATAGAATAGGCGAACAAAAAGTAAAAGACTTGGAGTTATTAGCAGAAGAAACAAGAGTTTATAAATGGTCAGAAGAAGAATTAGAAACTATAAAACAAAAATATAAATAATGAATAAGCATAAAATATTTATACTTATACTAATGATTTCAAGTTGCTGCAACATAAATGAAACTTGTGATAAAGATGAAACAAAACCAATAGAAGTAAACAAAAAAATTAAATTAGATTCAAAAAAAAAATTTAACAAAAAAATTAAAAGATGGAAAAACAAGAAATTATATCAAAAATTATTTTTGAAGCAGAAAGAAAAATAAAACAAAATACTGGCATAGTAGTATCACTATTCTGCAAGACAAAAGAAGTAAACAGCGATAACGAATTAGCAAGAATAATAGTTAAACTTTGCGCTGAAGAATACGGAATACCAATTGAAACATTAATCGCTACTACACGACATAGGTTACAATGTGAGGCAAGGCAGGTGTCAATGAAGTTAGTCAGAGAAAACACTACGTTAAGTTTAAAAGAAATAGGTGAACTGTATATGGCAAAACGAATAGGCTATGCACCTGCACTTGGCAAAGACCATACAACCATTATTCACGGAATCAAAACAATAGACAACCTATTAAGCTACGATAAGTTAGTAATTGAAAAATATAACCGAATATTAGCAGACTTTAATAAAATAGTTAATTGTTAGCATTATGTGTAAACAGATGAAATAAAACACTTATATTTGCAGAGTTAAATGAGCTCGAATCCATTTAACCATCTATCATTAATTTTCCAAAAGTTAAATATAGACAATTGCCCCAAGTAGATTCGAGCTGCTTGGGGCTTTGTCGTTTTATAGTTTATCGGTATCTAATAACCTTTAAAAATTATGGTAAAAAAAATTTTTGAATCTTCAAAAAGCAGCGTAACAAACAATCGTTTATTTATTGGAACTCCTGAATTTGGAGACACTAATATTTTAATTGCACTTGCAGCGCAAGGAAGCACTACTTCAGAACATTATGTTTATTTTGACAAGTCAACTGCTGTTAGTTTTATTAATGAACTAAAAAGACAAATTGCTAAACTTGATAATAAAGCCCCATTTTAATTATGAGTGGTTGGATTAAAATACATAGGTCAATAAAAGACCATTGGCTTTATACTGAAAAAAGGACTTTTAGTAAGTTTGAAGCATGGCATGACATCTTAATAATTGTTAATTTTTCAGATGCAAAAGCAATAATAAAAGGTAAATTATATGATATTAAAAGAGGTCAAAGTATTCTTTCACTTGATAGTTGGGGTGAACGTTGGAACTGGGATAAATCAAAGGTAAGACGTTTTTTAAATGCACTTGAAAGTGATAATATGGTTGTATTGGTAAGTGATAACATAACGACACGCTTAACTGTTTGTAACTATGAAAGTTATCAAGGAGAAAGAAACGCAAATGAAACACAAAAGAAACGCAAACGAAACACAAACGAAACTCAAACGACACCAATAGAAGAAGAACAAGAAAAACAAGAAGAAAAAAAACAATTAAGTAGAATATTATTTAGTGATTGTAATTTATTTGATAAGAATATTTTTAAATCTGAATTTAGTAATTGGTCAAAAGATAAATTAATTTATTACTATGAAGCAGCAGTTGCATATTCAAATGAAGGTAATAAATACATAAATTGGAAATCAGCAATAAATACTTGGGCAAGGAGAGATGAAGCAGCAGGTAAACTAAAATTTAATATAGTAATAGACCCAAGAAACCCTAAAAACTTACCAGTAGAATAATGAAAATAACACGTATAAACGACAAACACATAATTGATGAGATAATGTACTTGCGTGAAAACAATACATCAAATCTATTAAGTACAGGTTTTAAAACATTAGATGAATATTACCAAATAAGACCAAGCAATACAACTATAATTTATGGTTATCCTGCAAGTGGTAAGAGTGAATTTGCATTACAGTTGTTAGTTGGATTATCTACAAGTAAATACAAAAGAAGTTTAATATATACACCTGAAACTGGTGGTGCAGCAGAAATATTTTCTGAAATAGCACATAGCTTAACAGGTAAAACATTTGATAAAAGGTTTAATAATTACATAACTGAAGCAGAGATTTACAAAGTGCAAGCATTTATTTCAGAATATTTTACTATTATTGAAGACGATGGTATAAAAGATTTAACACTTGAACATTATGAAGAAATAGTAAAAGAAGTTATACGAGATGGCAAAGGATTAGACTGCACTCTAATAGATAATTTTAACGATTTACAACATAATACTTCAGATTTAACTAATATTGCATCATACTTACCTGCATTTTTAAGAAAGTGGAATACTATTTCAAAGCAAAACAATATACATTCTTTTATGGTTTGCCACGCAAGAAATCCAAACGGACTTAAAACAGGTGAATTACCTAAAGCACCAAGTGTATTTGAAATAAATGGTGGTCAGGCTTGGTTTGCAAAAGCACAAAGTTTAATATGTGTAAATAGACAGTATGAAGAAATAAACGGAACAATGAAACAATCTAATACAGTTGATATAGACATAAAAAAAGTTAAACCAAAAATAGTTGGTAAACGTGGAACTGTAAATTTAGACTTTGACTTTCCTAAAAAGTGTTATTATGAAACAGTTGATGGCATAAGAAAAACAATTGACACTGGCTTTAAAACATCTTATGAAATACCTACTGAAATAAAAGCAAGGATAGGCGAAAAGATAGCAACACAAGCAAACTTTGATTTAAACACAGCACCATTCTAATGGAATTAGCAATAAGATTTGGCAGATACTTAATGAGCCTAACAAACGAGCAAATAGAATTTAACACAGTAGAACAACTATACAAAATATTTATAACCCATGAACGAACTTAAACAATTCCAAGAAGAGCAGGATAAACTTAACCAACTGCGAACAAATGACTACAAAAAGCTAAAAGTATTAATGAACGATTACTGTGGATTCACAAACCTAATGACACAACGAGAACCAAACTATATTAACCTATGGTATTTAAATAGCTTTATTGAGGATTTTGAAGGCAAAGTGATACAAAGTATAGGCGATAGGAAAATAACGGCAGAAAAGCACCTTAAAACCTTATATGAAATACAACAGCAATATGGCAAGTATTATTTTGAATCTATAATTTATCGTGAGAAAGTCCGAGAACTTGAAACAAATCAAATAAAGTTCATGGATAAAATAAGGGAATTAGAAAGTGAAATAAAATTATTAAACAACTTGAAAGAATTTTAGCTATGACAGATTTGGAAACAAAAGAATACAAAAAAAAATGGTATCAAACTAATAAAAATAAAGAAAAACAAAAAATATATAGGCAACAAAATAAAGATAAAATAAAAACAAATAGAACAAATCATTTTAAAAAAAATAAAACAAATATTTATATTAAAAATAAAGAATGGACAGAAAAGAATAAAGAACACTTAAAAAAATATCGCGAAAACAATAAAGATAGAATTAAAGAATTACATAAAATTTGGTTATTAAATAATAAAGAAAAAATTAAAAAAAATAAAAAAATATATCGTCAAAATAATAAAGAAAAAACAAATTTGACAAAAAATATTTATACAAAAAAGAAAAAACAATTAGACTCACTATTTAAATTAAGATGTAATATTGGAGGGTTAATTAGAAATTCTTTAAGAAATAAAAATTACACAAAGCATTCAAAAACATTTGAAATACTTGGTTGTAGCTATGAAGATTTTAAACTACATCTTGAACGACAATTTACAAAAGGTATGACTTGGGAAAATCAAGGCGAATGGCATCTTGACCACATTTACCCAGTATCACTTGCAAAGGATGAGCAGGAATTAATAAAATTAAATCACTATACTAACTTTCAACCATTATGGGCAAAAGATAATTTATCTAAACATAACAAGATAATACCTAACACACAAATAAAATTAATTTAGTTGATAACTTGTGGAATAATTACTAAACAATACTATAACCTTTGAAGTGCTTTAATAGCAACAAATTGGAACGTACTGATTTAATAAACGAAATACTTAAAAATCCTGCCTACCTTGATACTTGCAGAAAGTTAGATTTAGGATACAGCGATGACATATTTCAGGAGGTTATAATTCAAATATTAACTATTCCTGCTGAACGATTACCCACATTAAATTATTTACAATTCTGGTATTATTGTGTAGCTAAAAACATTATATCACGTAATGGCAAGTTAGGTAAGCTATTTACAAAAGAGATTCCAATGGATGAATTTTTGGAAAGTGAATCCGAAAAAATTATAGATGAAAGCGATATAGATTTTAAACGTATTGAAAACTTTATGCTTGATTGCTCGGAGTTCGAAAATAGAATAGTCTTATTATATGCAGAACATAAATCAATGAGAAAGATTAGCAAGATAACTGGTATATCATATTCAGCATTAAGAAGTGTAAAAAACAAAATAAAAAAATTTGCAAATGAAAATCCTTGTAATAATTCCGAGTTATCCTAAAATAAGTGGTGTAGATTACCACAGGTTACTGCAACCACACAAACGAATGTCTGAAATGTTTAT